CGTGGTGACAGCACTCGTAAGGTGCGATCCGGCTCAGGACTTCGAACAATGCTGTGGTTTTCTCACAGTAGTCTTCAATCGCGTTGTCGTCGAACCAAATGTGGCGAAGTCGCTCAATGCAGCCGCACGCATACGTCATCCGCTCGTCCACAGAAATTACCCTCTAGAGCGACTTGCTCGCTTCATACGCCGCTCTCCTCGCTGCCGACCAAGGTTTACGATGTGCTTCGGCATTTCTCCGATTCGATTCTTCGCTATGGTGCTTTCCAAAGAACGGGTTCTTTTCGCCGACGAGTTGCTTGCCGATTTCGCGCATTCGGTCTCGCATTGCGTCCGAAACCCCGTGTCCCGTCAAAGTGGCAGATATTTTCTGTTTCGTCTCCGCTGTCGGCTTGTACTGTTTCTTCCGAACAGACGCTTGGCGTTTCCATTCTTCCGAGTGCTTCTTTCCTCGTACACCTTGCCATCCCGCAGCCCACTGAGCTTTCATTCGCTTACTAATTCTTCTACATTCCGCTTTTGTGTGCGGTCCCGTAAACCCTTCGCCTCCGTCACAAATGTTGTACCCTACGTCAGGGTGTTGAGTCTTCAGAACTCGAATGAAATGCTTTTCCAATTCATCAAGTTCGGCCCGAGTCTGCACGTCCGAAACTAAAGGCCAGATACTCCAAGTCTCTCGGGGATGCTTTCGCATCGCTGCATATAAATGAGACCGTTTACCTGAATAATGGTGTGCCTGCCAATCTTTCTGTTGCAGGTAGCGCTGCAAACTTTCCCCTTTGTGTTGCCCAACGTACAATTTCAAACTTTCCTTACAAACAAGAACGTAGATAAACATGGCATCCTCCCAAAATCAAAGAATACCATGAAAACACAATCCTGTCAAGGGTCATCTCATGATGTTCCACTCGGGAGTCATACTCATATCATTTGCCTCCCGATCTTCGCTCTCCAGCGCGTTCTGCACTGCCAGTGCAGCAATCTGCATCTGTGCCTGCGTCTCCGTCGCGGATATACCGTATGCGAACCTCATACCTTGCCACAGACACATCTCGAACAACACCCAACTCAGGTCATCGGGCCATTGAAACACGGATTGCCCGCTCGTGAACTTCGGTGCCCGTGCCTGATACACCACGGTGTAAGCGAACGGATACGTGCTTACAGGTTGAGATAGTCGGAACTTCACAACGCCGCATCCGTAGTCAATCTCGCACGACAGTGAGACGTTGTCCCCAGTCGATGTGTACTCCGGCGAGATACGATGTACCGCGTCAATCGGGGCAACGGGCAGTGGAAAACTCGGGTTATTGATATCAAGTACCGCCGCTGATTGGACCCAGCCCAAATTGAAGATACCGGGAGCACCAGACGGTGCAGCGAAAATGTCTCCTGTATCGCTTCCGGGCACGATAGTCACACCCGTCGGCGTCTTGAACGTCACTTGCGTTGCAGTCGCCGTCAACAACGTCACAATCTTGCCGTCGAGTCCGGGGTTATTGGCAACGCTGCCGAAGGTCATGATGTCGCCTGCTGTGAGACCCGCCCCGGATGTGTTCGCTGCACTGTACTGACCGTTGAAATTGTTCGGCGGATACACGGGCACTGGATTAGTCGTACCCAATGTGATGGTCGTAATGCCACCCGACGCTGATATGCTGGCGAGCGTATTCTGTTGCCCGCCATTGCCCTGCAGCACGATATGAAACTGGTCGGGAATCGAAACGAGGTTGTACCCGTTCACCCAACCGGACAGTTGCGTCAGTTGATTGTACACAAACGTGCTGTTGTACGCCGGGTTCATCACCCCTTGAATGAGAAAAATGCTCGTACCAATGTTGCCCGGTAGAAACGGATGCGGGTCCAAAAACTGAACTGTGAGAGTACCATTGGCGGGATTAAAGATAATTCCCGCTGTTTGCCACGCACCCGATGGACCATAGCTGTTACCGCCATTAAAAGTGCCATAGGACACCTTCGCGTTTCCGTTCTGATAAACGCCCGGGTTCAAATCTACGCCTGCGCCGCCTGCAGGCAGTTGCCCGCCCGGGGTCGTACTGTTGATGAGCGTGAAGCACGATGCACCAGCATGCTTGAAATCCTGAAAACCTTGCTGCGAGATAAAGAAGTGCGGGTTCACAGCGGGATTATTACTCCCGAGGTCCACACGATTGAACTTCCATGCCATGCGCCGCACAAGAAGCATCTCGTTGACGTTCTGCGCGAGCCGCAGCATTGGCTGACCGTCAATACCGCCCACATTGAAAAAGTTCTGCAACTTGGTATGAATCTTCAACTGGTCAGCCATTGACTGAATCGTCGTGGACATGTTGAGGTTCGGAACACCGTTGAGATTCATGACTTCTTCCCTCGTTTCGCCAACGACTTCATCCCAGCCGCCATCAAAGCATGCTTCCGTGCCTGTTTGGCCTCGGCTTCGGTAAGCACATGCTCACCTGCCTTCAAACTAACGAGACCATCTTTTGGGATAGGTCCACCGTTATGCCTCCGCAAATGCCGTTCAGGGTGAGCCGCCGTCTCTGCCATGGTCGCCCGTGTCGATTCGGCAGTCTTAGATGCAACGGCGTTCATCTGCGTATCGCTTGCCGTCTCTGCAAATGCAGGACGAGCGGTCGAAATAGTGTCTACGTTTTTTACGCCTTGGCTTATCGTCGATGCACTCGGGGTACTGATACCCCCGCCAGATACTCCCATGACTCACCTCAATCGCTTTCTGGCGTATGACCACGCCATGAACATTACCTCTAGGAAGAGCATCAACACCGCCCCGCCCAACATCACCCGATCAACTACTCTGTCCCACAATCTACGAAGCATAGTCGCCCCGCAAAATCGAAACGCCCCGCCCCTCGGTCAAGAGGAACGGGGCGTCCTTGTTCGGAGCCTTCCAATCCTGTGAGCAGCAGTACTGGAAGATGTTTAGACTTCCTTCTTGATGAAATCAACCACCTTGGACGCTTCGCCCTCAACCGCCGTCACAATCTCTTTACCCTCGGTCTCGGCGTCCGCCAAAAGTTTCTTGCCTTCGGCTTCAGCCTTCGCGGCTTCCGCCTTCAGGATTCCAAGCAAACGCTGTGCCGCTTGGATTGCACCATCGACCGCATGAACGTTGGCTACCGCCTGTTCCCGCTGCCGAAGGAAGTTCCCAATCTCTTGTTCAATCAACTGAATCGCGTTCAACTTCGGTGCCGGTGCGGCTGCTGCGGGCGCCGCCACGGGTGCCGCCACGGGTGCCGGTGCGGCTGCTGCGGGCGCCGCCACGGGTGCCGCCACGGGTGCCGCTGGTGTTGCTGGTGTATCGCTCATTGTGGTTCCTCCGAGCCTAAGATTGTACATCTACTGCAAAATGTTGCCGGGGGAATGACCTGCGTCATCCCCCAGCGAGACCCAATTACGTGGTGCTTGTGCAAAGCGGAATGTAGTACGTCGTTCCGTTGACCTTGACCTTCAGCGACTTCGCCTGAGTCGATACGCCGCTAGAAGTCACAACCCACGCCGACCCGCCCTGACCTTCGTCAGTCAGATCGAAGAGATACTGCAAGCTGGCGATAACCTTCAGTGCCGAGTTAACCGCCACAGCCGTTGTGTTCGTAATCGTCTCAGCGTTCACGAAATTCGGCGAGGTTGAAGCCAACGCCGACGTTGCACCCATATCGAGATGCAGCGCTGAAACATAGCCGCTCGTGACCACTGCGCTCGCCCCAGACGTATCCAACTGTCCAAAAAGAGCCGCAACGAACCCGGCAGCCGCATTGATTGTGCCTTGAACGTACGTCTTGCCCTGAATACCATAGAGGTACTCATTCACCGAGCCACTCCCAAACGTAGTGCCGGAAGCAATGCTTTGGCATCCACGAATGGCCGCAATGCTCAAACCCGAGGGAAGGTTAAACGTCCCAGCAAAGTTGAACAACTGCTCGATATCAACGCTGCGGATATTTCCGGGTTGAACCGCCTCACCAAAACAATGCGCAACGCCAATAACAAACGGCGTGTCAGGGAAAGCGCCCGGGTTGCTGTTGGGTCCAACCCACGCATTGACTCCGGTCTCACCGCCCTGCGTAGCGAAACCCTTCACGTTTCCGCGTTCGAACATGAAGTCGTTCCGAACATGCAAGGGGGACCAATTCTGTGCTCCATAAATTGCACTCATGATGTTTTACCTCTCAAGTATGGCGGGTTAATTCACTTTTTGACTAAAAACGAACGAAGTTTCTTGAGGAAATAGTCGTAACGCATGCATTCTCTGCAGTATACCTGCAGCCCGTCACGCCGAGCCGTGTTCTCGGAGAATGCGTACGGGTCTACAGTCCCACAGGCGGGACAGGCTTTCTTCTTGCGGGGACGCCCCATCTAAGACGCCTTCGTACGTTGCCGATACTCTTCGATTGTCTCGGCGTGCTGTTCATTCTCAGGAATAATAACAGCCTCAGGATGGTTCGCTTTGAAATCAGAAAACGGTTGGACGTATCCACTTCGTTCTAAAAACCCAACAGAGTATTCTTTCCCATCCAGAATCGCTGCTGTTATTGCAAATTTCGAAGCCATGTTGTCTCCCTTAACCCCAAGCCACAGTCCTAACGAACTTGTTTTCCCAACGACGCTTGCTTGCAACTGATACAGCGGCACGCTGGCGTTGTCGTTCTTCTGGTGTCCACTGGTGAACTTTCATTTTGCCAGAAGCGATGGCGTTTTTGATGCCCTGCGGAATCTTCTCACGCTGTTCTGGGGTCCACGTCCGTCCCGTCAAGGCTTGACGAATCGTCTCTCCGAAACCTTCAGGTTTAGGAATACCTCGCTGAGCGGCGGCGATACGGTCGTACACCTCAGGGCCTCGTGCCCGAACAGCGGCAGTCAATTTTGCCAAAGACTCAGGATTGTGGCGATACCCGATAGCCCCTCGCCCCCCGTCACAAACATTGTACCCAACTGTGGGGTCCTGCGACCGAGTCGCCTTGATAACTACCTGCTCCCACGCAAGGCAATCGCTTTCCGACTCAAAGTCGCTGCGCAGACAGTGAATCGTGAAATTGTCTTTGCCGTGCTTGCGAATAGCACTAAAGAGATGGGGTTTGCTAGTCCGAGATTTGCCCGGATTTTCCGCACACCAAAACTGGCGACTGAGATAGTACCTCAAATCCGACGAAATCGTCTTCCCGATGTAGTACTTGCCGTTAGCGGCGTTGATTATCATGTAGACAAACATTGCGCTCCTCCAAGGCAGAATTATACTCCACCATGCGAGGAGAAATCAAGATAATTCGTCCGTCACGACATTGATTCAAGTTGCATTACGACTTTGTACGCGGGGTGCGGCTCAACGAGATACGGCTTCCCGTTCGGGTGTTGCTCGTCGGGCGGACCGATACGCCACTCTCGCGGCGTAATCCAATCGCCGCAGACCACGCAAATTCCACGCGGCTGGTGATCGGGCTGATTATGTGCAAGGCAAATCGACGGCCTCCCATTTTTGTCGATGTGGGGGCATGCGTCTTTGCGTGCTCGCTCGTTCCGGCGTGCAGCCTCTTCGTCAGCCTTCGACTTGAGGTTCTCACGCTCTTCCCGCTTCGCTTTGGCGATAGCCGCCGGGTCGATAGGCGGTGCCTTGAGGGCTTGAATCTTCTCCGGGGTCAGTGCCATATCTTGCAGGACCGGCACCAAGCCAGCGAAAACAGCCTTGACCGCTTCAGACACGGCGGTCGAGGTCATCGTGTTAATCATGCCCAACATCTCGGGCGACAAAGCGGAACTTCGGTTGATATCTTCTGGTGCCATGGCAGACTCCTTCGGTGCTCAAACAAGCTGAAATGCTCTCTCTCATTTATGGCGGACTTAGTCACTTTTTCGTAACAAGATGTCAGCAACTAGGCGGGAATTACTCCAGCAGGGCTGCAAGATTCCGATGCACCATCTCGTCGCCGCCGAGGCGAAAATCAGCGGTTATGGTCATCCATCGCTCTTCGTTCCACGCATCTTCAGGCTCGCCAAACTCCGTGAGGACTTGTTTCCACGAGAGAGCACCCTTCATCAAGCAATAGATGAGCACTGTACGCCATCCGCGTCTTTCTTCGGTCGGCAAATTTCGGTCATCCACCATCGCGTACGAAAATTCAGTGAGCCAGCCCTTCGGCATGCCGGTCAAAAATTGGAGACGCCCCCGCTCCGAAGAGTAGAGTCCCCAGTCGTCGGGAAAATTATACGGCGACTGCACGAGGATGTGGGGA